GGAGTTTCTGTGTTAGTTGGTGTTTGTGTTGGTGTTTCAGTATTAGTTGGAGTCTGTGTTGGTGTTTCACTTGGTGTATTAGTTGGTGTCTCTGTAGGCGTGTTAGTTGGAGTTTCTGTTGGTGTCTCAGTATTAGTTGGAGTAACACTTGCGGTGTTAGTTGGAGTGTTTGTTGGCGTCTCTGTAGGAGTCGGTGTCGATGTTTCAGTATTTGTTGGTGTTTGTGTAATTGTATTTGTAGGAGTATTTGTTGGCGTCTCGGTATTTGTAGGCGTGTTAGTTGGAGTTTCTGTAGGCGTGTTAGTTGGTGTCTCTGTAGGAGTGTTAGTTGGTGTTTCAGTATTTGTCGGTGTTTGTGTAGTTGTATTTGTAGGCGTGTTAGTTGGTGTTACTGTTGGAGTTTCAGTATTTGTCGGTGTATTTGTTACCGTTGGTGTATTTGTCGGAGTATTTGTCGGCGTATTTGTATTCGTATTTGTAGGCGTGTTAGTTGGTGTTTCAGTTGGTGTAGTTGTAGGTGTCTGAGTTGCCGTTGGTGACAGTCCAGGTGATGCACTAATACTCGGAGTTACAGTCGTTGTAGGTGTTGGAGTTGGAGTTGGAGTTACGCATTCTAATACAACCACAATACCATTAAACATGTCATTTCTTGTCGCAGCAGAATAATAAATTACGTCATCAACATAAATGTTAAATGGACCTAACGCATTTGAGTTAGAAGCAAGTCTAACGATGTATGTAGTACAACCAGTGACCGTTAGTTGTTGCTCAATTTCGGTTGAGCAACCAGGTGCATTGTTCGTAACTAAAATAGAATATGTTGACATCCGATGTTTTTATTAAATAAATACCACAACTATTCTATTTCATTTACCATATGCTAAAAATATAGAATGATTATTTTTTTGATTAAGCTAAAACGATACTACAATTGCCTTCTGTGCTATAAATCGAAAAATTACAATTAGATTCTTGAATATCAATATTAACAATACAAGATGCCAATTCGATTGTAATTTCAAACGCACATCCAAAAGTACATTGAAGTATTTTGAATACTTCACAGTTGTTACCATCAACTAACTTTAACATTATTTCAGGTGCAGTTGCGAATATTGAAGGTATAGATGTGTTATATTCAACAACAGGTGGAACTGGTCCTGAAGAAATAGTACCTAAAAGTGTTTGATTATTTCCATAGACATCCGATATATAAACACTTATAGGATAAGTACCTCCCGATATGTCTGTTATTCTTACCTGTGTCATGATAAACAAATTATATTATATCCAATTATCAAATCGATTACAATTTCCTCACCTTCCAAAGAAGTATTATTTCTACTTGTCTCGATAGTAATTTGATTATTTAGTTGGTCAATTATAACATTCCCAACGCCAGGTATTCCCAATAATAAAGTACGAATTGTATCATACCATTGATTGTCTGTCGGTACTTGAACCAAAGAAGTTGATGTAAAGAAGTTTTGTGATGCAACTATCCCTGATGGATTCACAGAAACTTTGGCGGTAAATGTGGCGCTTATTAAATCACAACTTGTGTTTCCTGATGTTAAATCAAAAAATCCTTCGTTCAACATTTGTAGTAATCCAAATTTGGTTGGAGATTGAATGTTGAATACTTCAGCCCCCATAACATAAGTCTGATAGGATGTCGAATTTGTTTTACAAGTTATAGTTGTATTTCTTGTTAATGAACAACCATTTGCATCCACCACGGTCAAAGAGTATGTTCCTGCAGTTAATCCACTAATTTGGATTTGTTGTGGGTCACTTGGTACATTATCTGACCAATTAAAACTAAATGGAGGCTCACCTGAAGAAATAAATGCAGTAATTTTTCCACTTGACCCACTACCACAAGAAGTACTATATAAAGAATAGTTTAACGACTGACTACTTGGAACTAATATATTGGTTGTTTGTACACATCCATCCGCATCAGTTACAGTAACAACGTGAGTTCCTGATGATAAGTTATTAAATGTTACAGCAGTTAAGTTTGTATCAATTACGTTCTGTATTCCATCAACAGAATAATCCAAAGGTAAAGTTCCTCCTGTTGTTGTCAAAATTGTAACTGAACCATTATTTTGATTACAACTTGTTCCAACAACTTGTGTTGAAATTGTAAATTTGTTTTGAGCAACTAAAGTTACTTCCTGTAAATAAGAACAACCACTATTATCGGAAACACCTACACTATAAGTTCCGCCACTTAAATTACCAAATATTTGAGTTGTTTGGGAATTACTAATGTTAAGTTGATTACCTGTTGGATAAATTAATGTATAAGTATATGGTGAAGTACCTCCAACCAAATTAACAGTTATTGAACCATTTGAACTTGAACAACTTGAATTTTGTCCTTGTACAGTTACACTTGTGATTCCGCCAGGTGTTTCAAGTGTGGTACCAGCAGTCATCTGGCATAAACCAGCATCTGTCACCAAGAAATTATATTGACCAGCCGAAAGCCCTGAAATTGAAAACGTTCTTGAATATGATACTAAAACATCTCCTGTAGATGCCGAATAATAAAACGGCTCAGTACCACCTGTGATGGTCATGTTAATAACTCCATTCGATTGAAGACAAGTTGGAGGTGTTGAGGTAAATAACCCAAGTCCAACTGGACTAACATTAGTTATTGTTGCGGATTTTGATAAAGAACATCCATATGCGTCTGTAACGTCAACAGAATATGAACCTGCAGTTAACCCTGTAATTGTACTACCCGTCAACCCATTACTCCAAAGATAAGTGTAAGGAGACAGACCTGTTTGACCAGTTACAAAAATTTTACCTATTGGTGTTCCTCCACAACTTGAATTTGGTACAACATATAAACCAAAATCCAAAGGTTCCGATTCTTGAACTAAAAATGTTTGAGTAAACGCCGTACACCCTCCGAGGTCAGTAACACCTAAATAATATGTTCCAGCACTTAGTTGACCAAAAACAACTGCGTCTGTATTTGTTGTGGCTGAAGTAAGATAGTTGTTATTTACATCATACAACGAATAATTGGTTGATGAATATAATGAAGTTGATGAGCCAGTAACCGACCCATTATTATCACCGCAAGTAGTATTTTGCACCGCAACTACAGACGCACATACCCCACTAGAAATCGGAATGTTTATTAAAAATTCACTATTGACCGGTAAAGTACTGTCATTAACTCTTAATTGATATACATTACTTGCCAAACCAACTAAAGATGCTGGTTGAACAGTAATTGTTTGAGGGGCATAAACAGGATTATAAAATTCAACTGTGTATGGCGGTGTTCCTCCACTAACATATAGATTGAAAGCCCCCGAATTATTATTGGAGCAATCACCTGTTACCGCTATGTTATAATCTAATACCGCCATTAGTTAATAGTACAATTTATACTTATATTTATTCCAGAATTCAAGGAAAGTGTCTCGTTAAGATTTCTCTCCGTACAAGTTAAACTTGTAATTGTTAACAAATTACCATTTAAGAAAAATGTAAAACCATAATCATATAATTGTGGGAGATATTGTATTAAAGCATTTCTCCACATTGTATTAGTCGGTACATCCGTAAGTCCATACCCAACATAATATAATTCTTTGATTATTATATCACCACCAATTCTTAAGTCAACATACCAATTACTTTCAACTGAATTCTGAATACAATCATTTAATGTCAACCCACTCTGTGCTAACATATTGTTGACTCTGTTTGATAGAATACTGTTGAAATTACTAACATCTACGTCTCCATTCAACCAAGGGTATATGTTGAAGTCAGTATATTCAGTTGTACATGTATAATCAAAAATACTAGATATAATGAAACAAGGATCGACAGGAACAGGAATAAACTGACATCCTCTTTGTCTTCGATAAACAAACTTCTGTCTTTGGAAAATTGAGTTTTCCATTCTTACACCTGTATTCCATATTGTTGTAGCAGGAATCATTTGTTCCACCAACTTCATCCAATAAGGACCAATACCGTTTACATAATCAATTAATTTTTGATAGGTATATTTGTTATTAGGTAACCCAACTGTACTTTCGGATTCAATGTATTTCCAAAAGATTGATTGTAATGTTGGGTAACCACCTGTTTTTCCATCAGTGATGTATTGACGGTTTCTAACATTAATCATATTCTCCCAAAAAGTTTGAGAGAATTCAAAAAAGGTTTTCTTTTTTGGCTGTGGGTTAACAAAAGTTGAGTCGACTCCACCAGGTACAGGATATCCAACTGTTAGTCCTGATTCAGGAATTGGATAGTCATATTTTCTTGATTGAGTCCAAACATCATATACTAAACCCTGTGCAGGATTCAAGAAAAGGTCTACGTTTTTGACATTCAATACTAACTTTTCATTATCAACAAAATAGTATGCGTTGTAATCAGCGGTATTTGAAACTCTTATTCTATCATCCTCCGCTAACCAAGATTTATTATTATCAACCACCTTTCTAAGTTTGAACCCTTCCGTCATATATGGAAAGTCTCTGAATCTATTTAGATAAAGTTGTCCATAACTAAATGGTGTTAATTGCGTTTGAATATTGAAATTTTGTCCTGTAAATACCTGACCTGTGACAGTGACTTCATCAGGGCTTCTATGTGATGGAGTTGATTCATACCAACCCGCTCCCAACTGAAAGAAATAACTTTCAGTATTAACAGGGGCCTTTGGAAATCCTTCCAAATCTACAGGGTAATCATCCAATCTTGTTGTTACATCTTGATATGTATTCGTGGAAGTAAAGGCACTAAAAGTCTGTCCTTTTATTTTATAAGTCAATCCAGGAATAAAACCTGGTGTACTCTCAACATATGTTCCTCCTGAAATTGCCGCCCACTGAACACCAAATTGGTCCATATTTATTTTTTGGTCAGCCAAATAAATGTGTTCATTGAACTCGATTAAAGAATCAGGTGCCCCAATTAACCTTAACATGAATTCAACAGACCTTCTTGTCCCTTTTGATTTGAACAAATAAGATGCATTCAAAATTAAATTACGATAGAACGCGTAGTTTAATTCTGTTGGGGTTAAGGCTCTAGCATATCCAGGATATGTTGGGGTTGATGTATTTCCGAACACCGAACTTAGAAAGTCCTCATTTGTTATTGGTGAAAAGTTTGAACTCCATCCAAGTGTTTGCGCCAAGTTAACTAAAAGTTGTGATGGTATATCATTTGAAGGATTATAACTAACTGAATTCATATAAGCTAATGCATCTATGAACTGTTTGATTTGGTCAAAACTTCTACCATAAATTTGAAATATCTTTTCAACTTTTTGTCCTAATGTATCAAATTCTTTTAAGGAATCAGTTACCAAAAATCTTGAAATTAAATTTGTTTTGAATGAATCCAAATTAATCGCAATCGCTTCAAGTTGGGTTAAATAGCCTTCAAATAAAAATGATTTAATATCTAAATTCCAGGTTCCTTCTTTAGGCCATGTAACTTGTTGATAATCTGTAAAAAATTGTCCTGCCTCATTCTGTTGTGGAACTTGAAATATTGCAGTATATTCAGGTCTGATAAGTCTGTTCAATAGAAATTTTTGTACCTCATCGAAATCTTCCGCAAATATTCTGTCGACAACAAAATCATTTGGTCTTACTTGAAATCCCTCATTAGTTGTAGTTGCAGTTGTACCAAATGGTGCACCTGATACAATAAATTCAATAAATCCTGTTGATAATGTTTGTGATGGAGTGAATGAAATAACATTAAATATGTTGTCATTAATAGCAATACAATAATCCAAGTATGTATTGTATAAATTTCTATATGGAGAGACCGTAATCTCCCTTACTGATAAGTTTGTTGTTGCACTTAATGAATAGTCAATATCAAATGGGTTATTGATTCTACTAGTGTCTATTCTGAATGTAGTTTCATTTAATGTTGAGTCAAAAGATATATTAGTTGCTGTCGCACCCGTAACAAAATCCGAGTTATTGAACTGTATGTCCAAAGATGCTGGAAATCTATGGATAATTTCGGTAATTGAAACTTGAAATCTCTTACTTAATGACCCATACATTGAAAAGTTTAGAACCTGTGACACATCATAGTTCGGATATACTCTGAACTGTGTCGCCATTATTCTTCTACTCTCAGTTAAATCAGTAATATTTAACCCCTCCAAACTTATCGGTTCAGAGAATGCACCTACATTAAAGTCTCTAGTTACTCTTTCTGTAACCGAAGTTGTAAACTCAAAGTTACCTTGCGTAAGCCCTCCCCCTTCAACTGTTTGTAATCCTACAATATTGTCAGAGAAGGTTGCAGCACCACTACCTGGCCGTGGTGGGTAAAAAAATTTGGTAGTACTTTGAGTCGTAGCCATTAACTAGTTATATTTGTAAAGTTTTTACTGAAATCAATATTATTACCTCTACTTTGTCTAACCTCATAAAGAAGAGCATTAAATTGGTCTCTAATTTCGTATAGGTTGTATTGTCTATATATGTTATCGTTAGAGTCGTAGATAGTGTAGATACCATCATCGATAGACTTGGTTTGATTACCATATAGAGCAATAGCAAGAGAAGAAATATCGTACTCAACCATTTCAATCTCAATAGATACTGGATTGAAGAAGGTGTTACTAATAATAATATCTTGGTCAGGCTGTCCGATGTACGGAGTTGCGTTTGGTTTGTTTGTTGGCGATGAAGATGGTGAAAGAGTTAGGAATATCAAATTTGAATTTCCTTCAACATATCTATATCTAATCGCTTTTTGTGTTGTATTAACTTCATTCGTAACAACAGGCTCACAGAAGAAACTTGATGTTACAACTCTGAAGAAATTAGGAATTTTCGACCCATCAGTATTTAGATATTCAACTCTGAATCCAACCAATCCTTGTGGAACAAATTTGTTTTGATATTGTGTTGGTACATCAGAAATGTCGATTATAATACCCTTCACGTTCGGTAACGCACTTAATACACCACAATCACTAATTACCGTTCTAATCTCTGCAGGTCTAATATATAAAGTGTAAATCCCCAACGCGTTGAACTGATTTGCGGGTAGTGTTAAATTATAAAGACCCCCCAAAACTTCAACACCAGCATTCCCACCTGTTTCGGAGTTTGCGAAGTAAGGTCTTAATATTGTTTGCGCATCCAACTTTGTTAGGACAAACTGGTCTGTCACATCCCTTGTAGGTGTGTAATTCATAATGATATCAACATCCGCTGGTGAAACATCTGAAGGTCTTATTGTACCGTATGAGCCGATTGCCATATTCTCTTATTTAATTTATAAATACTTTATTTCCTTTTTTCAATTAACTCTTTCTTTATTAACTACGTTGAAAAATCCATATCCATAGTTAATCATATCTCCCAAGTTATCTACTTCGCCTAATCTCATCACTCTTTCGTAAGCACTATTCTTTCCTCTTTCTACGAATACATTGGTTTGTATTTGTGCTTGGTCAATTACTTTGAGTAAAACCTCATCTTTAGTAATAGGTTGTGCGGTCAAATTATTCGATGTTAATCCCGATGATTCTTGGAAAAATATTGTGGTTCCATCATTGTAATCATAGTAATGAACTCCAGTAATTGTATAGGCAGTGTACACAGGATTTATATCTGATATTGCTCCCCATATTTGTCCATAACTAATAACAGGTACACCAACTTGAAATTTAGGGCTACCATATAATGCCAATTCATTTACTCTAGATTTCGTATTTCCCGAAACCATGAATGGAACTGTAACATAGTTATTAGATGTTTGAGCCGAAACTACGTTCACAGCATCTCCCGAAAAAATGTAATCGTAAGATACAGGTGTCCCAATCCAATTTCCTGTGGAGGGTGCAAAAAACGCTTCCCCCTGTGGATTAAAAACTACGACATCAGTAAATGGAACATTGATTGTTTTCGATACCTTTGTTATACCCCAAGGATTAGTTTGTTCTAAAGTTATGGTATATTGTTTGGTTGCGGTAGGATAAGTATGACTTATTGAATTGGGAGTATAAGTTGTTATGGTTTGTTTCGGACTTCCATCCCCCCAATCCACTCTATACACCGATAACTCCAAAAACTTTTGAAACTCATCCGAAGTATTATAAACATTCCATACGTATGGATTAGTTGTTGTTGAAGAGAATAGAAAGTTCGTTACAACATCTTTTTGTAACACCGCTCCATCAAATGGACTATAGTATCCCGCATCAACCGCAGTTTGTCTTAATAAGACGTTTACAGATAACCCAGTTAATATTGAAACCCCATTTGAACCTGAACTAACAACTTGTGTCATTGCAGAATAAACACCAACAGGAGTACCTTGGTAATTTACAACAGACAAATCTCCTTTGATATTCTCAGGTGAAACTATGAATCTATAACTATCCTGTGACATTATTGTGGTGGATTTACATACTCATACCATTTTATGGGGATATTGGTCCCCACCCTTTGTCCACTAGTATTAAACACTTGGTAAGTCTGTGCTTCATAATCAAGTTTTACGGTATAGTAGAAAAACTGTGTATTATCAAAATAATACTTGTTATTTCTACTTAAATTGACTTGGGGTCCGTTAGTAAGATCGATTGGATTTGATCCTCTACCTGTCATCATTTTTGTGAACTGTCCAGTCTTCGCATTAAAAAACTTAGCGGTCATAAAAAATGTATTTATGTTAAGAAAATTTCGTTTCTTCAACCAATACACAAAAAACCCTTCCTTATCACCAACATAATCCAAAACAAATTGAGGTTTTCTAATGTTAACCAAAGTTCTTTGCATTTGAGTTTCCATTGTCAAACCTTGTTGTGTTGGTAATATAATTGTCAAATAATTCGTTTGTTGTTTTTCATCAGGAGTATCATAGAAATCCAATTTGAAAAACGAGTTAGCAAATACATTCTCGTAATAATATACTTCTTGTGGAGTAAATCCTTCACTTAAATAATCGATTCTCCAATTACTTGAATCATCAAGAGACCCTCCAGAATAAAAGTAAAATTCGTAATTAATTAAGGTATCATTTGTAGTACCTGTGGCAGGTGCGTGTGCAAATCTTGAAACTTCAAAATCTCTTCCTTTACCTATAACATCTCTGATGGCTTTCTCTTCATACTCATCAATAGCCAAATCTAACCCCAAATAATCCCACTTGAGTTCAACAGGAATGTTGATTTGTTTGTCAACAAAGCCAGTTTGTTTAATTACAAATTTATTCACACTCATCAATTAGTGGTTTAATTGCAAAATCAAATCCATCAAGATTATCATTATAATTTATTCCTTCAGGTATCAATCTGAAAATTACTTGGGTATATGGATATTGTGCCGAATTCAAAAATGGATAATTAACCCCACGACGTAAGTTGTCAATAAACCCATAGGTATAAATATCCCTCCATCTAAACTCTTGGTCGGCTGTGGAGTAAAATGCCCAACTTGGGACGTTATCAATCTGGCCCAATTCGGCTGTCTCGATGTAGTCCGAAAAAACTTTGAGAACCATAGTGTTATGTGGTTTATAGTAATAACCTGGTGAATTGGTTGAAAAATTATCCGTAGTCTGAAAAACCTGTTGGTTAAACTTTATCTTATGATAGTATGGTGATACTACACGTTCAACTTGTTCATAGTCATTCCACTCACAAAAATCACCATCCATAACATCACCAGGTTTCAAATCTGTGTTGTAATAGAATGTCTTTGTCGCACCATTGGTGAGAGTATATGCCGAAACTGGTATACTTGTGTTTGACCTTTGATTATTTAAGTCCCACCAAGGATTAGGTGTTTTAGATAAATTAAATTCCCACCCTTGTTTTAACCCAACTCCGTTGAATGATTGGTTAAAATATCCTGAATAACCCTTATTAACAATAGTAAGACTTATTTCATTCAATGGCCTTTTTTGATTATCTAAGAAACCCGCAAAGTCTAAGTCATAGTTAGACGTTACATCATACGCATTACTACTATATTTTTGAGATATTCTTGTAACGTTGTTTGGAGTTATAGAACTATATTCCAATTTCTTTTCTTCACCAAATACATTTTTTTCAAATCCAGCCTTAGTGATTGCAAGGTCAGTAAGGTTAGTTAAGACCTTATATTTCTTAACATAATATTTAGATCTTGTTTCTGTTAAGTTGTCAGGGTTAATTACCCTCCTAAACGTTCCAATCGTACCATTACTAAATGTCGCTCCCGTAAATCCAATGTTAAATAAATTGAAAACATGTGTACTACTTCCAAACAATCCATTACCAATGGAATATACCTGAAATATATTAGACCCCCTATAAGTTAAAGATAACTCAACGTATTCTCCCGTAGTTAGTCCATGAGGAGCAACACAGACAAATGAAACTAGTCCATTACCATTCTGTGTAGTGTTCCTGATTGAGAATGGGATTCCACTAGACGCTATCCAGTTGACATCATTATTTGTTGTCGAGTAGTATGTTAATTGTCTATTACTATCATTCTCATACGGGTATGTTAAGTAATACATCCAATTATAAGTGTAGGCACTTTTTGCTTTGTACTGAAAGTGATTGTCACCTACATTAGGTCTATAAAAATCAAACTCATAATACTGAGGAAACCCTCTCCATATACCACTTTGTTTTGAAGACGTTGGGTCAGTATAATAAAGATTGTATTGAAATGGCAAATAAGTCGTAGATCCAGTATAAGTATTGTCATACAAATACGTGACCTTGAATGTTGGTCTGAATATCGTACTCGTCTGTCGTTCATCATCATAAATCTGAGCCAAATTCAAGGTCGAAGTCCTATCATACTCAGTGAGTTCTTGACTCTGTTCCTGAAGCGTTACAGAAAGTTCCTCATCTATTGATGGGGCACCTTTATATCTAAGTCCACTCGGTATTATTGTATACTTATTCATCTACAGAATACTTTGTTTTGAATTTATCCAAAGAGGTTTGTCCGACAATAGTTCCAAAATAAAATTGGAATGGTGCTCCAACCACAAATTTTTGTTTCAATGCTCCCGTTGCAATGTATTGACCATTACCGACTGTACCATTGACATTGAATATATATCCTCGTGCATTCAAATCATTAGATTCTGAATTGTTACTCCAAAAATATGAAGTATCAGATGCATATCTATCTAAAGACTGATATCTCACATTTTGTACAATATCGGAAGATGCTGTCGCCCAATCATTATATTGGTTACCGAAAATAAGATTAGTGTTTTTTAAGTTCCACTGGTAGAAAGGTACTACCTGTGATTTTATACTATAAGGGTATGGATAATAACCTATATCATCAGTGCCTCTGAAATTTATTCTACCAGGTGTCAAATAATCTTTAGTTTGTAAATCTTCCGTAGTAGATGAAAACCAAACCGCAATTGTTGGATCCTTTGCAGTTCCTAAAATTTGTGTAGGTGGATTTGTATCTCCTGAGAAAACATCATAATATTCAGGTGAAAAATTAATATTACCAATTTCACTATTGATTGACATCAGTTGTGCTAAATCGCCATCTATTCTAAAATTTTTAATAGGGTACTCGTTTCCTCTCGAAAACAACTGATTTATAGAATTATCACCGAAAGAAATCAATTGTTCTAAGAAATTTTCATCTGTAATTCTCGATATTACAAACAAATTAATCAAATCAGAAGTATCCCCATAACTTGTTGGATTTATGTTAGGTAATATGAATCCTCGAGTTGTAGGGTCAAAAGTTATCTCAGAATAGAAATAATCTTTCATTCCCAAATTTATGACAGTGGTGGGATATAATAAGTTCAAATCATTAATACCCCCATCGTCTTTATCCACTATTTTTCCAACAAATTTGTTTGTTGTAAAATTGTATGGACTACTTCTATAATAGAAGTTGTTACTATCTTGATTATAATAAACCACATCTTTACAAAACATGACTTCCCTAACCCGATTTTGTGCGTTAAAAAACGTATTAACTTGTATCGGAAAGAAATATAATGAACCGTTAATCCAATTGTTCATAAATGATTGGGCAAGTACTCCTCTACAAAGACCATAGAAAAATCTGAATCTATATCCCCACTCATTAAAGTTGCTTATATCTTTACCTAAATCTGCCAATGGTCTTCGTAAAAACATATAACATCCTTTTTCAACAGCATCTTTTGTAGTACACTCTTGATTAACTTCAAATGTTTTTCCAAATCCTTGGTAACAATCCAACCCGACCATATTTTCACAATTGAACGATGATAGTACAGTTGTATAGTTCGGTAAACCTCCCAAGTCCGCAGTCGGAATCTCCGCTCCAAGACTATATGGTGGTAAACCTATTGATGGATCTGGTTCTGGAATTTCATAAAAAATAAAATTATTGTTTTGTTGTAACAGAGCAGGGTTTGTCTGCCACGAACTTCCATTAAGCGCATCCGATGAAGGTAATCTATCTGTTCTCATCACATTAATAACTTTAGATGAAATTGACATAGGATTAGCCGACAAAGAAGGATAAGCATTCGGTGTGTAATACTCATACCGTACATCCCTATAATTGAAATTAACCGCAAGTAATACTGAAATTAACGCTCCAATCGCAAAAATACCTATAACAAAAGGAAATAAAAATGGAATGGATGCCAATGGTAATATTGAAGCGGATGAACCTAATATCACCGCAGATAGAGGATTTAAGGAAAATGCAGTTATATTGGAGAATATATAAGACGCTCCAGAAACATCTTCAGATGTATCGTATTTTGCAGAATTTTGATTTGAAGAATAAAAATCATTGTTGGTTTTAGTTACCATAGCAGTTACTCCTCCCATATTTTCGGGTTGTAGTCTGCCTATGTTAGAGTTTGCATCAATACTTCCATAGTAACCAACAGTAGATGTCGTAAACCCTGAAAAATCATTACCAGGTGTGAAAAAATATGAAGGATAAAACATTCCATTCTGATTGAATGGTTGGACTGATATGTTAGTTTGGGTTAATTTCTGTATTGGAATATTCAATCTGGTTTGCGCAGTTATAGTCAAATCCGTGTCATCAATATTTTTTCCAAAAAGTCTTCCAAGTCGGTATTCATTTGTATATTTTGGAGAATATGGGTCAACTCCCCTTTGTAGGATGAGAATAAATTGGTTTTCAATATCACTAAACGCATCCAAAGGACTAATAAGAAAATCCTTATCATTTCTACTATACCCTCTAATAGTTCTTTTTCTAGCTAAAATTAATCGTGAAGGAGCCGCTAATACATTTGGGAAACTTTCTAACTCTCCTATATTCCATATTTTAATGGCGTCAGCCACCGTGATTGCTGTAACAACTTGGAAATATTCTCTGTCTTGAGGATAAACTTGTCTTGACACAGTACTTCCCGTAGGTAATGAATATAATACAGTTTGGTCAGTTGTTTGAGTTACAGCATAATTAACATTTACTGAGGTTGCTTGTTGAATTGTTGTTCCAGTAATTCCATTAACAATATTATCTTCAGTTTGGGCAGTATATAAAAAGTTTCTATCCGTCGTGGTTCCAGGATTTACTGAAGTTAGTAATTGACCTGATTCGTAAAACTGATTTGACAATACCGTTGTAGTATTGTCGAAGTGAAATTTACCGAAATTTGAATCTTGTGCAAAAGTGACTTTTATTTTATTCAGGTTATCAAAATATGAAGGTCTTGTATTGAATATATTGATACGTTCCCCAACAGTTAAACTTTCAGAAAAAGCAAAGTGTTTGTCTTCATTGGATTCATCTGACAAAAATCTAACTACAGATGACTTTGGTGTTTTGAAAACATTCAAATCTGAAACCTCATCATTATTTCCCGCAATTGCCTGTGCAAAAATTGCTGACTTTATTTGTACATCATCAGATGGAGTACCATCAGCCCCAAAGATAGACTCTAAACCTTCAACATAACTTGGTGGAAATGAAACATAAGATAAAACTCCATTAGTCCCACTGAGTAGTGCGTTGGAATTCAATTGTGCTTCATTACATGAGCAAGATTGACAATCAGGATAAGTAATCATCGGAAGTCTTATTGTGAAATCTTTCGTTTCACATTTTATTCTCAAACTATTACAAATAAATTGGAACGGTCTTTCCCCAAAAAGTTTTATCCCACACAAAAAACAAAGTGCTTGAATTACAATAGTGTAAATACCCAAAAGTAAGTGAGCATTTATCAATAATACTATCCCAACAAACTGAATCACTGTGAATATTATAGAAAATAAAAAGTATAACAAATCAAAGTTTTTGAACCCATCATTAACAGGAAACTTATTAATAGTACTATCACAACTATCATCATCAATTTCTTTAATCCCAATAAATCTACCTCTCCCTCCTTTTTTGTATTGGTCAATTAATGATGATACAGTATAAACTCTGTTGAATTGAAATTCATAAAAAGTATCTTCACAGTCAATGATTTCATTTAATCTATCTATCTGTTCTGATCCGGTAAAACCATTTGTATATCCACTCCACGCCAAACCAAAATAATAAGAACTTTCTTGAAGATTTTTCGCAGTTTGACTTGGTGAATTGTTTGGATCTGTGGTGGAATTAGTCCATCCATATTCTTTTACGTTAGGAACCAAATAACTTGGCCTTCTAGTTTGTATGGTTAAATCGTTCGCTTGTGACCATTTTATTTTGAACCTGTACTTACTTTTAGTTGGTATGCCGAGAGTAGAATCGTTAGACAAAACTCTTTCTCCAAATTCATTTGTCACAACATAATCCAAGTTCATTGGTAGTTCCGTCAACCAAGTCCCATCCCCATCGATTACATTACCCGCTTGTTCTAACTCATAAACCTCTAATACAGGATTACCATCCTCATCTTGTTGTATTGTTTGTCTTATTGCTAATATTTGACCAGGTCCAGAAGTAAGCCCACACAAATTACCCATATTATCTTTGGGTTTACAACCTCCAAATGTTTCACCAAATAGTCTAAGTCCAGGTCTAATTCTGAATTTATCAGGTGAAGAAAACATTGACCCCATAAAGACTGAAGTTGGTTGAATATCTACATTCGCATCATCTCGTAAATCAAAATCTACTCTATTGATTGATATGTCACATATTTCAGGGTCTCCCCATAAAGGAGAAATTTCAGCATTTTTGGTTAGATTAATAATTTGAGGTAAGGAATTCAAATCAGTAGATGACCTAAATTTATTTCCCGCAACTTGTGCTTCAGTTGCTAAACCCATTCTAATTAAATCTTGTGGCGTTAAAGAGAACTCACCTATGTCTGAAAGGTCAACATCCATCACAATGGTCCGTTCTCCGAGTGGAACTCCCATTATCATGTAATCTCCACTATCATTTGTTCTAGAAGTGAACCTATAGTACTTATCGTAAATCTCAACAGTAGTACTACCAGTTAAAACATCCGATTTTGAAGGTAGTGTCCCTGTTGCAGAGTGTTTTGAATATGATGGCGTATAAGGTAGTAAATTATATCTATATCCATCATCGTTCTTATCGTTTGGAGATTTGTATGGATATACACTTGTAATTAGTGGGTTTGATTCATCAACCTGTTCGATTGGGATGAATATTGAAACTCTAGCATTTGGGACACCAAATCCGTTATTTGCTGTGACTCTACCTACCAAAACACCATAGTCCGCACAACTTCTTGTGTAGATATCCGTTTGTTGTATTTTAAGAGATAGTATTTCTAAGAACTCAAACTCTTGGTCTAATTGTACATTAATTGATTTGTTAATACCAAGTTCGGTCTTAATTCTATATGAATCACCCATGTAATATCTTTAGTTTATAAATAGTTTATGTGTAATTTTTAAGAATTAAAAGCACACACATTATAAATTATAAACCAAAGTGTTGGATAATAAACCGATTATGAGAAAGTAGTGGATTGGAAATTCTGAACCGAAACCTTAATATCTTTACCAGGATATCTGATTTGGTATACCTGTGATGGTTGTGCAAAAATTGTTGAGTTGACTGGTTGAATCTCTCTTGTCTCAGGATTAGAATATTCCATAGAAGTTTCCGCAGATGAATACTGTCCACCAACATTATTGAAAACTTTAATTCCTGAAACAGTTAGAACTCCATTTTGATTTTGGACAATACTTTGAATTTCAGATAAATAAACATTTTGCCCCAATTCCCTTACTTGTGGATTAAAGTAAGCTGAAATTCTATCTACAACATCCGCAATAACTTGGCCTGAATTCTGTGCTGATGTTAAAACAATAGAAACTTCAATACTCAAATCAATAACTTCAGCCGTAAGAATAGATATATAATCATTCATCATTCTATAGTTAGAAAGATACGTCGCGACATTTTGTTTTAAGGTATTTGATACAATATTTGTTAACTTTCCTGAAGTATCATATGATAATAATTGAATCAAAATTTTGTTGTTGTTTTCAGTAACTGAAACTTTGGCAGGTGCACCAAACTCTGATGGCATATTTCTAATAATAGACTCATAATCTTGTACAGTAACGGCTCTCTTTTGAGCTGAGAAGTTGAATGAGACGTAGTTTCTAATTTCTTCAAGTGACGGTAAGCCCGCTCCACCGATTGCCGCGGTAACGTTATTACATCTCAAAGAATTTACTACTGATGAGTTAGTAAGTTCAGATGGTCCATTAACAAAGAAAGACACGGTACCAATCTGAGTGATAACGTTTGTCCCTAAGTTAGTACCTAAACCACCACCAATTCTATATTGTACAAATAAAGTTGAGTTTGGAGTTAAAGCAGACCCTAAAGATATGTTGTTCGAATATCTCTGTAAATCTATTGTCGCTCCTAACGTTGTGAATTGGTCAAGAGCATCTTGTGCAGTATTTGTACCACCACCGAACGTTAACTTTTTGAAACCTTCAGGTGTATATTCGCTAATAAATCTATTTGGTGTTTGAATATACCTACCAACCTTAATACCTGGCTGGTCAGATACTTTTGTTGGATCTTCAATAAAAACTCTATCTTCGGCCAAAGCATCTACCTCATACCATTTGTTAGATGGTCCTAAAAATTCCGCACTTGTTGGTATGTTGGTATATTCAGTTCCACTCTTAAGTAAAACACTTGTTATACCCAACACATTTTTTTCAGGTAGAAACAATTCAAAAAATGGTTTAACATCATTTGGTGTTATAACTCTTTTGAAAACCTTAGTGATACCATTAACTACCAACTCTCGTTTAGTAATTGTATAGTTTACTAATACGTTATTAGCATTGAAGTTAGGTATCTTAAGTCTATTAGGAAATCCTTGGGCATTGTATGGTGAAGTAAAATCAACATCATATATATTTTCAAAAACAATTCCCGCTCCTGAAACTTGTGACCCTCTGGATAAAATTCCAAGATATCTTTCATCTTCTTTATCACCGAAGGCTGGTACCGTAATTGAAAAATCTACTAAAGATACTGATGGTCTTTGTCCAGGTAGTTTTAACCCATAAGTTCTCGCAATATTATATATTGAAGATCTTTGTTGAGCATATTGTAGTACTGTTTCTTGGATACTTCTATCAATATGATAATGTAAGTTATCCGCAACCGCAGCATTCAAGTCCAAAAATACTGAAAATACAGATGCATCATTAAAATCTTGTATTAGTTCAGGATAATATGTCCTTACATAATTCAGTAACTCAGTCCTTATCCCCTGATAATCTCTAGTTGTATATGAAATTTTACGATTTGCCATCTATATTAAATATTAATAATAACAAAATCACTTTGAGCAAAAGTCGATCTGTTGTTTGAGTAATCTATTCTAATTTTTGCGGTATATTCTGAAGTACCTTTTCCCGGTAATCTATAAATTGGAGATTCACTTGTACCAATAGTGTTTTCACCTATCATAGTAGCAACTTCCTCCATTGGGTCTGCTGGTGTAATTGTTATCTGATTTAATAAAAGGTTTGGCATAAATTGTTGAACCGCCTCTCTTATATCTGATTGAATTGCGTCAAAAGTCAAACCATCAAATGGTTCAAATAAAAATTCATATAATCTTGTCCCAAATGCTGGTAAATAATATCTACTTCCTTTTCTTGTTAGAAGTAAATGAATTAAATCAGATTTTACCTGTTGAGCTTCTAATTGGGTAAGTTCTAAAAAATCACCTCGTCTAGAATCTCTGAATGGAAAATTAATACCATATGTAACTCCGTTCGCCATAAAGATAAATATAAGTCCCTTGTTTTTCCTTATAAATAGCCCAAAATAAAAAATCCCGATATATATCGGGATTAATTATTTAATTATGAAGAACAACCGAAACATTCGATTTCAATTCCTTCAGGTTTTGGTGGTAAATTCATACTACTATAATCTACTTTAGGGATTTCAACGTTTGGTTTAGGCTTTTGTACCTTTGACATATCCAATGCTAAGTGTTTCGCTCCAGTTGAAATTGCTTTAGTTCTTACATAGTAACATAATGTTTTCAACCCTTTTTCCCAAGAGTGGAAGTGTG